CGTCATTATGGCTGACATATACGAATTCATTGGTAGGAGCACCTATACTAAATGATACTCCTGGCCGTATTGTTTCATAATATTCAGTTCGTTTTATTCCATTTGTTGGCAGAAGTCCTCCCAGAAGCATTTTTTGTGGTTTATTTTGTAAATACAGAAGATTTTTTTAACTTTAAAACAAAAAGTTGAGTATGTTAGAGAAGATCAGATACCGTTTGGTTTATAACCGACAAAACAGACTAAATCGACAGGGAACCGCATTAGTACAGATTGAAGCCTATCTTAACCAGCGGAAATCATATTTTAAAACAAACATCTATCTCAAGCCGGAGTGTTGGAGCAAGGATGGTGCCCAAGTTATCAACCATCCGCAATCGAATGAACTTAATGCAATGCTATATGAGAAGATACTGGAGTTGCAGGCTATAGAACTTAGCTACTGGAAAAGAGGACTTGAATCAAACCTATCCACGTTAAAGGAGGCTGTAAAAAAGGGAATTAAACCAGTTGTGTCGTTTTTAAAGTTTGCAATACAAACGATAGAGAATTCAGATAGGAAACCGGGAACCAAAGATAATATGCTGGGTACGGTAGCCACTTTGAAGGAATTTCGGAACGTGATAGAGTTTACCGATATAAACTATACGTTTCTAAAGGAGTTTGACGCATTTCTTCGCAATAAGGGATTGAAGGTAAACACGGTAGGAAAACACATGAGAATACTGCGTACCTTGGTTAACGAAGCAATAAACGAAGGTTATATATTACAGGAGGCATACCCTTTCCGTAAGTTCAAGATCAAGAAAGAGAAGAAGGAACATAACTTCTTGATGCCCGCAGACTTGGAGAAACTGGAGAATCTTGAACTGCCGGACAGGAAGAACAACAGCCGGCACATACTGGACGCATTTCTCTTCTGCTGCTATTGCGGATTGAGATTCTCTGATTTCAAGCAATTGACTTATAAAAATCTCGTAACAGTTGATGGAAAGGAATGGCTAGTTATGAATAGCATCAAAACAGGCGTAAAACTCAATATTCCGCTATATCTGCTATTTAACGGGAAGGCTCTGGGTATAATGCGGAAATACGACAGTATCGAACAACTGGCTGCATTAGGTTGCAATTCGGACACTAACAGGACGTTGCAGAAATTGGGAAGGATGGCGCGTATTAACAAGAAGTTCACCTACCATACAAGTCGTCACACTTGTGCTACTCTGTTGGTACATCAAGGCGTTCCGATAACCACCGTCCAAAAACTCTTGGGGCATACATCGGTCAAGACAACAGAGATATATTCGGAAGTGTTTGATGAAACAATCATCAAGGATCTGACAAGGGCTAACCAGAAGTATTCTAAACGTAGAAATGTAAAACAAAATCAAATAAAATCTCAAAAATCCCCGGAAAAATACATCAGGCAGTAGAAATCTATAAAAGCTATCTGTTTTATACTTGTTTTTCCGATCCCATTCCATAAAATTCGTTTCCTGTCAATAAAAATACAAACTCGCCAGTCTTGCCGTTCTATTAATTCTCTTCATTCATCTTGCAAGTAAAAAATATTGCATTAATGGCAATTTTTTAAGAAGATTGGTTTTTGTTTCAACATTGGCTTCTTATAACTAATTAATATAGTTTTCTTTTTGTATTTCGTTTTAGAATTGATATCTTTGTTATTGTTTTCTCGAGAGGATGGGATAGAGAGTAGGGCGTGGATTGAACGGCTGCTGTGCTTTTCGCTGGCGGTCGTTCTTTTTTTGTATTTAAATGTTAAATATTACACAATACAAGAAAATATATTGTGATTTGTTTTGTTATTATATCACAATATGGCATATTTGCATTGTGATAATGAACAACAGATAATAACAAACAAAAATTATAAGATTATGAACAGTTATAATATTTATGAAGAGAATAATGAAGCAACGATATTATATCACGCGATTGCACGTGATGAGGATCAGGTAATGGAACTGGCTAAAGAGGCAGGGATTGATATGGATGGGTTGAGTATAGAACTGGAACGGTCTAATGTAAAGGATCAGTTGGGAAGAGCATTATCAGCAAGAATAGAGGATGCGTTAATATATTAATTATGGCAAGAAGACGATCTATTACCCTAGACCAAGAGTCTAGGGTAATATCCTTGTACAAAGTAGGAATGGCTATTAAGGAGATAATGAAGGAAACAGATATAAAGTCTGAGCAAACGATATATAGGATATTGGACAGCAATGGTGTGCCCCGAAGACCGAAGGTTAATGGTGTGAAAAGAATACTTGTTATGATAGAAGAGGATGTGGCAGCTATCTTGGATAAGGAGCAATCGGTATCATTATATGTCAATGAGGCTATAAGATACTATCACGGTAACCAGCATTAATTGTCGGTTATTTTTTTATACCGTATCACTTTGCACATAAAAATATGTGCAAAATATTTGCGCGTATCGAATTTAACGTTTATCTTTGCTGTGTCAATTAATCAATCATAGTATTAATCATTAAAACAAAGAATTGTGAATGTACAAGGTTATAGAATCAACAAGAGAAGCGCATTTGGCAAGTGGTTTATCGGCTACGAATCAGCAGGTGGGTGGACTGGATGGTTTACAGTACAGCAGACATGGGAAAAACAATCTGAAAGAAAGCCTAAAGGTTGCTCATGGCAAGCATGGGGAATAATATGCGCAAGAGAAATAAATCCGCGTTTTGGTGCAATAGCCGAGATGCAAGAAGAAATGGACTACTACAAGGATTTGTTAATAAAAAATAAAATAGATTTCATCGGATAGTATGGCAGAAACAAAGAACGTAACATTGAGGTTGCCGCTCGACTTAGCCGAGTGGTTAACCTCTAACGGCGAGAGCGTCAATCAAGCCGTTATCTCATGCGCTGAAACAATGCGCAGAATAAGAAGCGTAAGTACAGGCGAGTTGAAAGGAGTATTCACAGAGAATGAATGGAAATTCTTCGCTGATAGTCTGAATGGTACTGTGGTCAACGAACTATTCAGATGCAATGTATCCGCACTGGTAGCACACTGTGAAGATGCAGAGCGATACGATGGTGCTGCATCCAAGTGGGGTGTAGATATAGTAGTTCTTTGCGAGAGAATAAAGTCGTTGAAAGGCGCGAATATTGATGCACTTTATACACGGGTGGAATCGTTTTGGGCAAACCCTGAAAACATAGATGAATGGGCGAAGTTCTAAAAAAAGAGCCGGGCAATCACTCCCGGCTTCATTGTCAATTAATCCTTCATAGTATAAACTACAAAGAATTGATACAAAGATAGAAATTATTATGATAACATCAACCATGACAGCAGAAGAATTGCTTGACGAAATAAGAGCTGATTATCCAAACGTGCTCACTATCTCCGATGGCAAGGACGATAAGGTCATCCGGATAATCAAAAAATCCGTTCTGTTTCCGGTGCGTATCCACTCTTTTGTCACCACTGTGCGAAAAAACAAGTGGCTGATATTATGGGAGGCTCACAGCAAAAAAGAGATAGGAGATGATTGCCGTATCTCCTTCGTCTGCTACCACGATACTGGGCATGGCAAGTATGCCTATATGCCTACCTTCGTCAATGGTAAAATGGTTCTTCTTGCGTTTCCTCCGCACATCTTTTCCCGATTTGCCGAGCGGATGGAAATTAACTTTGCAGGCACAAAACTGATAAAACGGTACTTCGAGATGAATAATAGCTATTCGTTTAACTTCTCGACCGAAGAAGTAGATGGTGGGCGCCGTGAAAATGTGTTCGCCACCTGCCGGGAAGGCATTGCGATGGGATTCAAGGCTGTAGGGTTGGATGTCTTTCTCTTAAAAACTTTCATAACTTACGATATGTGCAAAGGCGAACAGATAGGAAATTTTGCAAAAAGTGAGGAATTTCGCAGACTAGTACACGAAGAAATGAGTAAGGCAGCCCAATAAGTTGCCTTACTTTTACCCTTTCATTTTCATGATCTCCGCCCTCATTTCTATGTAGTTTTGATTTTTCCGAATTGTTTATGCAGTCAATCACCCGGTTGATGGCTATCTATTCGGCAGATCATTTTATTGCCGGTTATTTTTTTTTTATTAAAACTATATTTAAATCGGATTTAAAATCACATTTTGAATTGTGTTAACAAGTGTGATTGTTTTCAAGGTTCTCTCTAATTTGTTGGAGCATCCGGAAAGCTCCGGCCATCTTATAGTTGCCCAGACATTGCTTAGCCTGCATGATACAACTTTCAACAGTAAGTTTCAAATCCGGAGTGAAAGCTGCTTTGTTAATCTGCATTTCTTTTGGAAGTTCATTAGCATGGTTATTGAACCATACGATCATTTCATTCAATTTCTCTTCGGAATAAGATTCTTTTTTTTCAGCCATAATACATAAGTTGATGTTAGTTTCGACAAAGATAATAAAAAAATAACCCCGACTCATCACGAGCCGAGGTATTTCAATTTATAAATTTAAAGTCTTATGATGAAGATTGTCTGTTGCGCCAATGTTTTCGTACTATCAGCATAACGACAAGCAAAACTGTTGCACAAACACAGGCAAAACCGATTTGTTCAGGCAGCGTGGATTCTTTTTTCTCTTTTACCCCTTCAGTCTTGGTTTCTTCATGTTTGGTGGAAGTGGCTTCCTTGTCAACTTTCACCTCCGTACAGTCTTTGGTTGCAGTTTCCTTCTTTTTATTCTTGCTGAAATCACCTTCTACATGCCCGTCAGCCAATAACAGAGGTTTCCCGGTCAGGCTGTCGGGCGGTTTTCGGGTATCATAGATACGAAAATCAATCACATAGTTACTATTAGTGGTAATAAGTTCGCTCAAAGAGGTACTTGATCCGTGTACGATGTTGATAGATTCACTGGCGCTATCCTTGCTGATTACTTCTGTGTTGGATTTGATAGCCTTATGCGAGCTGCCACATGATCCGAACAACAGGAACAAACACATGAAAGGAGCCAGCAATATATGTCGGCTTACCCAGTTCATAACTCTAACCAACATAAGAGATATTATTTATGCGGTTCATCCACCCCCGTTTGAACTTGTTGTTTGCTGGGCGTTTCCGGCATATATCCTCGATAAAATCAAACCGTGCAATCTTGATCTGGTCAAACAGTTCACGCGGATTACGGGAATTAACTGCGGCAATGGTCTTGGGACCTACAATGCCATCCACCGTAACACCAAGCAAGCGTTGAGGAATCTTAATGCCGTGCGCACCGGATGCCCAGACCCAATCAACCAATATATCAGCAACTGATTGCGATTTTATCTCATCAGCCTTCCATCTGTCCCAGTACATGGTTTTCAAGATTTCCGTCCATTCCTCTTTTGTGAGATTTTTCAATCTTTCAACTGTAGGCTTGGAATATCCTTTCTTTCGGCAATATGCCTCATAGGTTCCGATAGTCACCCCCATATTGGTAGCCCCTCCCAAATCGTCAGGGTCATTTACAAAACCGCCTTCCCATTTCAGAATAAACGGTGCAAGTTTTCTTACGTCAGCCATACTACTCATTAATTATAATTATTCGATTTTATTTTCCTTGAATTCCGGCAGGATATATTGTATGTTAACCGCTGCTTCATGCAAGACCTTATGAAGTTCATCTTCATTCAAATCCGTTTCATCTGTAAACTCACAAAAGATATTTCCAACCCAATCTTGAGATGAATTAAGCCGTTTAATAGCGACGCTGTTGCATCCATTTGTTGATAATAGAGATTTGGCAACCTTATCCTTAACCTGATTATCAATATCTGAATAGAACATGAAAAGATTCTTTGCGAGATTTTCTGCAAAAACGGCCACTTCACTCATGGGAAGTGATTGAATGCTTTCACGCATTCCGGCTATACCTTTTCGTTTTACCTCGAACTGCACCGAAAGAAAAGCTATATGCCCCAAGGGATGGGGTTGTACGATATATACCCTGTCTGCTTTCGTTTCATAAAGTACACGCCACAACTCACCGAACACCTTGGCGGAGTTCTCGCTGCGGTGGTAACTTCTTCTTTTCTCTTCTTTTTTAAAATATTCCACTTTTAAATCAGTCAACTTGTTTTTGGTATACTGATTATAGGCGAAATAAGCTGCCAGCAATGTTCCGGCAGCACTAATAATGTTTGCAATATCTATCTCCATTACATTCACCGTTTAATTATTATATGATAAATTATTCATCCTGTTTCCTTTATTTCTCAACAGTTCCTGTCTTTCCTGAAAAAAACGCCGAGAATTTATATATATGCAAAATAAATCCATATCCATATTGCTTACTATTCATATTTCACTATCTTTGTCAATACTTTGTTGACCTGATTCTTTCAAAACTATTATTGATTGGATTTAACCTCCCCCCATCAGACTGTGAAGCCAGATGGGGGATTCCATTATTTGACAGATAGACAATAAAAAAAGAGCCTGTTGCGGTATAAACCGTAACAAGCTCTTGGCTTTTATTCAATGCAAAAATAGGAATTGTTTTTATATTTGGCAATAAAAAATAAATAAAAGGATTATTGGTAAATACAACACTCGTTTATACAAATGTTTTGTTATGAATGGAGCAGTGATGTTAAGTTTCTGACTGTAGAGATAGTCAGAAACTTAGTTAACATATTAGATTCAGTTAAAAGGGTAAATCATCTTTTTGTTCTCCGAAATCCACAGGTGGTTGAGGTGCGGATGTTTGTACGGATGCAACACTAGATGATGCTCCTTGATAATAGGCTTGAGGCTGTTGTGGTGTGGTAGACTGTCCCGGATTACGGAGTATGGCTTTCCAGCAGATGATGGAGTTAAACCATCTTCCTTGCCATTCATTCGCATTGATATCTATTTCAATATCAACATCCTGTCCAACATCCAGCCCGAAATTCTGAATATTGTCATTCATTACTGAAAAAGCTACTTTCCTTGGATATTGTCCTGGAATCTCCAAAACAAAGTCCTGTCTTTTCCAGCTGTTCCCGTTTTTTGATACACCCGATTGTATCGGTTGTGCCACGATAATTTTTCCTTCTAGTTTCATTGTTATCTATAAATAGTTAAACACTATATGTC